TTAGTCCTCGTTCTCTGCTTTGCCCAACTTTTGCCCATCCTTTTTCGTAAAAATTTTTCCCGCAAAGACATCCTTCATGTAATCTTCATAGCGATCCATCTGCTGATCTTCTAATTTTTTTGAGAGATGGGCATACACATCAGACGTGATTTCAATGCCGCCATGACCCAAACGTTCCTGAATATACTTCATGTTTGCATCTGCTTCCATCTGCAATACAACGTGCGTATGGCGCAAAGAGTGAATCGGTAGCCGGGGATGGTCAATTCGTTCAAGCGACTTTTTAAAAGCGTTGAACAGTGATGATTTTGGGATGGGCGTCCCGTCATTTTTGCAAAGAACCAGATTTAATTCGTGGCAATAGTCGTCTTCCAGCGCCAGCTTGTTTTGGTTTTGATATTTTAGATGCTCCTGAAGGGCACGTGTGAGCGTTTGACTGATCCGGATTGTCCGGTCAGACGGGTACGTCTTCGTATCGCCAAAAAGTACTTCCGGATCTTTCGATTTGTACGCCTTGTAATTAAGTGATTTATGAATGCCGATTGTGCGTTCCTTGATATTGATGTCACTCCATTGTAACGCTCCGGCTTCTCCTTTCCTCATTCCAGTTTCGATCAAGACCATGAAAAAGATCCAGTACAGATACCCATATTTATAAACTTCTTTCAAAAAAGGAGAAATGTAGTTGGAATCTATAAATTTGATTTCGCGCTTTTTCTCCACGCCTTTTATCGTTGCTCCTTCACAGGGGTTATACTGAATTTTCCGGAGGCTAACGGCTTTTTTCATGGCTCCATACATCGTGCCATGAACAATCTCAACCGTCCTGCGGCTGTATCCGGCATCATGCAGGCTGTTTAAGAACTTTTGGTATTTCGTCGGCGTTACACTTTTGAGCGGCAGTTCTTTGAAATAAGGGACGATATGATTTTTAATGCTGTTTTCATGTGTATCGAACGTATTTTGTCGAACAGTCCCTTTTTTATATTCGTGCAGCCATTCATACAGGTAAGCTTTTAAGCTAATATTCCTCTGCTCAAATCCATCTTCCAGCTGCCGTTCCATTTCACGGGCAGCAAGCTGTGCTTCTTTCTTCTTCAAAAACCCTCCTTTTGTTTTTTCGCGCTTCTTTTGAGTAAAAGGATCTTTGTAAACAATCCGATACTCCCATTTATCACCGCGCTGGCGAAAACTGGCCATAATATGTCAGTCCTTTCATGAAATGAGTGTAAGAAAAGCAGCTGTCCAGATTAGGAGGGTGCTTAATTAATAAAAAAGTTTTGTGAATTTTATAGAGAAGGGTTTTTCGAAAATCCTTCTGATAATACAGTAGTTTGTCCTGCTTTTTCTTTAATTTTCTCCCAAGGTTCGAGTACTCCATTTCTTAAAAAGGTACTTTGGCAGCCGCAAACATGACAGTGCCTTTGATTAGGGGATAATACTGCTTCGCAATTGAATACAGGTGCATGGTTTGAATAATAACTTATATCGTCACAGCGATTTACAACTTCTAAACCGCATTGAGGACAAAAGTCTCCTGCGGGATGCATTTCCTCATTTAAACATCTGGGGCAGATGTTTACTTTGCCTGATTCATCGGCACTATATACAACTGGATAAATCATTTCAATGTCATCTCCTTGATTTAAAAATAAAGTACGAGTTAATTGATCACTTCCACAACATTCACAAAATCTAGCTGTCTCAGAAACAAAGCTAACATTACAATTCTTGCAATATTTTTTATTGGATACCTTAAAAACAAACTGTTTGAAACGCAATCCAATTTTTGACCCTAGAGAATAACGCACACCGATTTTTTTTCCATTTTTATAAAATTCAAAGGTGTGTGTAGAAGCTTCAAAGCTAATGTTGCATAATTCACCAATCAAATATGTATCCCAATGAGGCAGGTTCGTTATTACGACAGGAGGGGCTAAAAAATTTCTTGCGAAACAGTTTGCTTCTTTTTCATACATATCATATTCTTTATCTGGAACTCCGCCTCTGCCTAAAATAGATCTTTGTGATTTTAAATTGTGTTTTAACATATAGTGTCCAAGTTCGTGTGCAATAGTCCATCTAATTCGAGCTTGGTTTTCAACTTTTTCGTTGTATAAAACTAGATAAATATCTTGTTGCTTCCAATGAAAACAACATCCTTCATCGCTTCCCAGTAGTCGAATTGTTTCTTCGTGGGTGATGCCCCATTCTTTAGCAAACCATTTATAAGGTTTAATCTTCAAATCCTTGAAATGTTTATCTATTTTGCGGACTTTTACAGGTAATGCTGTAATATTTGCAATTTCGTGTAATTGGTATGCAGCTTGTTCGGCTTTTTTAAAATTCGGTTCAAAAATCATCCTCATCATCGTCATCCTCTTCACTAAATGCTTTTACAAAAGAAAGTTTCATAATCTGCATCATTCGATTCCAGTCATCTTCTGACATGTTCTTTCTAGCCCGTTGAATCGATGAGATATCTTTATCAGATGTTGCGGATTCATGCCATTCTTCATCACTCAACCCTAAAATATAATCTGTCGAAACTTTAAACAATTGTGACATTGCCATTAATACGTTTCCTGGAGGAACAACTCTTCCGGCTTCATAGTTTGCAATGTTAGTTCTTTTCATTCCGAGTTTTTCCGACATCTCTTCTTGAGACAATCCTATTCCCAATCTTTTTTGTTTAATCCGCATTCCCATAAGCTTTTTTTGTTCTTCATTCATTACGTTATCTCCCTAAAATAAAAATTTTCAATTAAAATGACGTTTTTAGGGTTGACGTTTATTTAAATGACGTGTTATGCTTTGGTTGTCAACGAAAAGCACAAACAAGGAGGTGATCGAATGGTCGATTCTCGACGAAGAGATCGGTTTCGATATTACCGTCGTCAGTTTAAAGTATCCCAACGGAAGCTTTCAATGGATCTGAATGTAAGTGAAAGCCACATTAGAAATATTGAAAGTGGTCGGGGCAACCCGGATGCCAGATTATTATTCAAATTGGCAGCTTATTTTAACACGACACCAGAAAATCTCTTTCCAGATCTGGCGGATGTGGAAGTTAGGAGAACAACTGGTAATAAGTCGATGTCATTATTATAAACCGTCATTTAAAATAACGCAACAGAAAATGTCATTTTATTTGACGTTATTTATTATGCCCACTTGAGGAGGAATAACTGTGAATCAAAATGGTTTTGGAATGGGTGCTTTACAGCCATTCCGGCACGATGCTGATAATCCGTTGATCAAAACACTTCAGTCGGAAAATGGAGACATCATCATTAGCGGTCGTGTGCTGCATGAATTTTTAGAAGTGAAAACACCTTATACTCAGTGGTTCGATCGAATGACCACATACGGATTTGAAGACAATATGGATTTTGTATTGGTCTCACAGAAATGTGAAACCAATAATCCGCGTAACCCTTATACAACAGTTTCAGACCACCACATCAAACTCGATATGGCCAAGGAAATCGCGATGATCCAGCGCTCTGAAAAAGGGAAGCAGGCTCGTCAGTATTTCATCAGCATTGAAAAGATGTGGAACAGTCCTGAAATGATCATGAAGCGTGCGCTGGAAATCGCCAATCAGAAAGTTCAGCAGTTGACCACAAACAACCTGGTGTTAATTCAACAGGTGAACGAGTTGCAGCCGAAAGCCAGTTATTACGATATGGTGTTGCAGAACAAATCACTGCTGTCCGTCAGCAAAATTTCAAAGGATTACGGCATGAGTGCACGAAAAATGAATGTAGTCCTGCATCAGCTTGGCGTTCAGTTCAAACAAGGTGATTTGTGGCTTCTCTACGCCAAATACCAGGACAAGGGTTACACGCAGACTTCTACTCATGTGATCGATGCGGACCACTCGAAAATTAGCACCAAATGGACACAGAAAGGGCGACTTTTTATTTACGAATTGCTGAAGCGTGAAGGGATTTTGCCTTTGATTGAACGTGATGAAGCAGAAACGGGGTGATCAAATATGTTGTCTGTGCAGATCGACGAGGCAGTGGTGGAAAAGCAGTTTCGCGAAGAAGTACAAAAGCGGATGGAGCAGCTGGATCGAAGCCGGCTTTTGTGGGATATGAAAGAATTATGCAGGCAGACTTCCATGAGCGAATCATTTATCAAAGAACAGTTTTTCTACGATAAACGGTTTCCGAAGGTGAAGGTGGGCCGTAAGTGGGTAATCCCAGCGAAGGCTGCAGAGGAATTTATTATCCAGTGGCTTTCAGAACAATAGGAGGGGACAAGACATTGATCAGTTTTATTATAAACATTTTATACGCCATCATGGTGATTTCCTGCACCATCATTGTTTTCGAGTTTGGACGCGCGTGGGAGTATGCGAATCCAACGGTTAAAAGAAAGGATCTTGATGCGGAATGAGTCATTTCCAATTGAATAAAGATCTTCCCAATCATCCGGACATCGTGCGCATGGAAACGGATGGCTTTATCGAAAATCCATTTGCCGGTACCGATTATTTCGGAGACGAAATCCATGTCGGCGATCCGATTGTTGAGATCGAGGGCGAAGTCATTTTGGGGAGCAATCTCGAATTGTATTTGATAAATGTGTTATTTGCAGAATTCAAATATGCGGAATGAAGGGAGGTGGATAAAATTGAGAAATGTCCTATTCGGTGTCAAACCAGATACATTAAAAAATCTGGTCGAAAGAATTGAACAAAAGAATCCTGATCGCACTCCAATATTAGTCCCGTTCGTTGATGTAGTAACGAAAGCTCCGACAGGTAGGGGAAAGAACAAGGATTATCATCAAATCAAAATTACAGCGTTAATACCAAAGGATGCAATTAAAGGAGAAAATGCAATTTTGGATTTCGGCGGTTTCGTTTTCATGGATATTGATTCGAGGATTGTCGCGGATCATTTAAAAGGAGGTGAGTAAGGAATGGATTTAATTATTCAGAAGCCAATTTTTAATCCGGACTTGCAGGGGATGATGGTGCTGATTCAAGGCGCAGATGCAAGGGGCTTGGAGCGAGACGGTGTCTTTTATGTCCGAAATGCTTTTGAACATACCCTGAACGTCCGGGACATCTTTGGTAAAGCGCACGAACTGAATATCGAAGACTTTGAGGAAAAACAGGAAGGCTCTTCATTGGTTCTGAAAGTGCTGCCAAAGTAAAAAACCCACCGCGCCAACGGTGAGTCGTAGAAGGTGACAGCCTTCAAAAAAACTATACACGCTTATTATAACGCGAAAAGGAGAGTGAAACCAGTGGATGTAAATGTCACTGTGCAATATAAGCAGTCCGAGATCAACGGCCTGTTCAACGAAGTGGAAAGCTTGAAGAAGCAGCGTGTAAATTTGAAAGATCAGATCGATGCGAAAACAGAAAAAATCATTGCTCATATTTTAAAAAATGGAAACGTTCTGGCTTATAAAGACAACGTGCCACACGTGCTCACGGTTGTTGGCCGGACAAGCACTAAATTCGATAAAGCGTCTTTTGCCGATCGTGTAGGTGTGCCGCAGAAAGACCTGAACCTGATCGGTGTAGCTGAACTGGTTGAAGAAAAGAAAACCACTTCTGATGAAATGGAAGAATTTTTGATCGATGAATCCAAGCAGGTGCTGAAAGCACGCAAGGCCAAAAAATCAGACATTGATCTGTTAGGAGGTCGTGCGCTATGAGCGAATGGCTGACAACAGGGCAAATGATTGATCGGATTCTTGAGGGTGAAGTCGCAAGAAATACATTAGGTCAAAGAGTGAAAATCCATTCTTCTGGTGCGCTGGTCTGGTTCGACAATGACCAAATGGTTGATCTGAACAAGAGGACTGTAATGGAAAGATGGCAGATCCTGCCGAATTACGTTTCTTTCGAAGTGGCAATGGAAGCACTAAAAGAAGGGAATGACGTAACGTTTCATCCTGAAGGGCAGCCTAAAAAGAAAATCACTCCTCCCCAATTCATATTGTTACGGATGGAATGTATAGAAATCGGTAAATATTCGCTCAGTAACCTGATTAACGGCAAATGGTCCATCGTGGAGGACAAGCTCGATGAGTAAAAAAACAATTGAAAAGCACATCGAAAATCAAATCAAGAGGTGGCTGGAACAGCATGGCATCTGGTTCATGAAAGTGCATGGCAGCATGTATCAGAAAGCCGGCGTTCCGGACATTCTGGCATGCGTAAACGGAGCTTTTGTGGGCATTGAGGTGAAACGGCCCGGCGGTATTGTGGCGCCTTTACAAAACTGGAACATCGATGAAATTCAACAGTCTGGAGGTCATGCATTTGTCGCTTATTCCGTTGAAGATGTTGAACGAGAGCTTCGTGATCGACTCCTTATTCAATGACCAATCCATGCTGTATGACTTTCAGAAGAAAGTTGTCTTGGATGCGGGTCGTTCACACTTGTTCGCCTGCGATACCGGTACCGGCAAAACGATCATGTCGTTACATCATTATTTGAAAAATTCGAATGGAGAGCCGTTGCTGATTGTGGCGCCGCCTCAAAAAATTCTTGAGGGAGGCTGGGACCGGGATATTCAGAAAGTCTGTGATCATTACGGTATTTCCCTTTCATACGACACGATGTCTTATGGTGTCATCGCACGCAAAGCGCCGGAATACAAAGGCTGGTTTGTGATTTTTGACGAATGTCATTACGTCAAGAACAGCACATCTCAGCGTGGAAAGGCTGCGGCTAAATTGATCAAGCAGTCTTCCGGATTCAGCCTGCTGTCTGCTACACCGTCGTCGAACGGCTGGGAGGACACGATCAATTATTTCATCATGTTTGGCCAGTACAAAAATAAGACAGACTTCCACCGGCAGCATGCGGTATGGGGCACGCTTTATCTTGGTCAGAGGACTGTTAAAAAGGTCGAAGGGTGGAAAGACGACCATCTTTTAAAAGCAAAGTACCAGGCGATCAGCACCAAGCTGTCAAAAGATGAGTGTCTGGATCTGCCGCCACTCGTCTATGAAGATGTTGTGTTCAAGCGTTCGACTGAATATTTGAAGATTAAAAAAGACCGGCTGATCGAAAAAGACGGGGGAACCATTGCCTTTGATACGCAGCCGAAATTGGCACACGGTTTGCGCTATTGGGCAAATCAAAAGGACAAGCTGTCTTACGTTGAAATGCTGGCAGAGGGTACAAGCGAAAATATCGTCATCTTCTATTATTACCAGCAGGAAAAAGAGGATTTGATCCAACTGCTTGGAAAAAAGAAACGGATCTATGAAGTGAGCGGTAAAAAGTCAGAGTTGCCGCCTCATGAAACATGGGATCAGCTGAAAGATTCCGTGACACTCGTTCAATATATGGCCGGGGCGGCGGGTATTGAACTGCAGTATGCCAACATCGTCGTTTTCTACACACCAACTTACTCATTCCAGGATTACGAGCAGGCATTGGGCCGTGCTTATCGGAATGGCCAGACGAAGAAAGTGACTGTGTACCGGTTTATGACCAAAGCAACCATTGAAGAAAAAATTTACGAAGCGCTGTCTGCGAAGAAAGGTTTCACGGATGAGCTGTTTGAACAATACATTTCCGGAAAGGGAGAATGAAACGATATGTTCACCAAAGCAGATAAAAACGTAACCGAGCATCGCGGTAAATTAGTTGGGGGATCGGATGTGCCGGCTATCCTTGGTATCAGCAAATTCGCCACGCAATATGAACTGGCACTCGATAAAACAGGAATCAAGCCGGCTGAATTTAAAGGCAATGAATATACCGAATACGGCAACGCTTTGGAGCCGCAGATTCGCGACTATATCAACGCATTAAACGAAACATATTTTCGTCCGGATACCCTCATCGATCGAACCAAAGGCATCCGGTCCAATACCGACGGATATGATCCGGAAGCGGGGCTGATTTTGGAAATCAAGACACATGGTAAAACGTTAAACATCAAACCGTATGTGGCGCAAATGCAACTGTACATGTACCAGTTCGAAGTACAGATCGGATGGCTGGCATTATATGAGCGGCCGGATAATTTCGATGTAGAGTTTGATCCGGAACGTCTGAAGATCGAAGTCATTGAACGAGATGACGAATATATCGAGCGCATTTTAAATGCAATTGAAACCTTCTGGATTCGGTGTGAATTTTTGAAAGACCGTCCGGATATGAACGCGACTGAATTTATGGCTATCGGTCAGAACGAAGTGACGGTGCTGATTGATAAACTTGCAGTCATGGAACGTGATCTGATGCAGTTTAAAGCACTGGAAGCGGAGTATAAGGATGCGAAGCAAAAACTGTATGACGCAATGGAAGAGTACGATATCAAGAAATTTGAAACAGACTTCATGACGATCACGCGCATTTTACCGACAACGTCGGAGACGTTTGACAGCACTAAATTTAAAAAAGAGCAGCCTGATGTTGCGGCACAGTATATGAAAACATCGAAGAAAAAAGGCTACGTCACTATCAAAGTAAAGGAAGCGTGAGGTCATGGGACAAGCGACGAAGCAGCCAAGTAAGGAAAACACACGTCTTTTACTCATTGCCCAAATGAAGCGATGTATTGAAATTTTGGAAAATGAGCCGGCTTATCCATCTTATTTATCAAGGAGGAAAATAACCAATGACACTCTTACCAAAAAATGAACCGAAGAAAACCATCGATACCCCACGAAACTTTTTCATATGGGGTGCGACGATGTCGGGCAAATCATACTTGGCATCTGAATTTCCGAACCCGGTCATTTTTAATACAGATGGGAATGCGGACGTAATTGAAACACCGTCGGTTGATTTGAAGAATGCACGAAATAAACAGACCGGCGCTATCGAATTTTCAGTCATCGATCAGCTAAACCAGCTGCTCATTGAATTGGAGCAGGGCGGTCATGGATTTGAAACAGTCGTCATCGATGTGGTGGATGACCTGGTCACATTGATTGAACAATTTATCTGTGAATCAAATGATGTGACATATATCGGAGATATTCCATACGGCAAGGGATTCGGTCTCTTTAAATCGTACTTCACTGCACTTGTTGTGAAATTGAAGTCGCTGCCGATGAACGTCATTTATGTTTCCCGGTATGCCACGGTAAATGAAAACAACGTTGAAAAGCCGATCCCGTCTCTTTCTCCTAAACACGTAAATGTAGTAAATGGGAACTGTGATTTGAATATCATGACGCAAAAGATCGGCAAAAAGCACCTTCGCCGTGTGGTGGATCGTCGGAAAAATTATCAGCGCGACTGGATTCAGGACGAACGCATTTTGAACATCCTGGACAGCGTGGTCGGTGCCTTTGACAAATCGCAGAGTGCGACGAAAGAAGAGGCGACTAAACTCGTATCAGATTCAGAAAGCAACGAACACGCGAAAGCTGAAGCACTTGCAGTCGAAAATCAGCCGGCACCTGAACCGAAAGCTGAAACAAAAGTGGAGCCACCAAAAGTCGAAGGTCCGACGCCAAAAACAGCACAGCCGCGCGCACCACGTCCGCCACGGGTGAAGTAAATGATTTGCCCATATTGCCAGAAAGAAGCTGGATTTCTTTCCAGCAAAGAATATTACGGAACCGATTATGGAACCAACCTGTATGTGTGTCGCGCTTGCGATGCACGGGTTGGCACCCATAAAAGTTCAAAAAGAGCGTTGGGCACGATGGCAAATGCAACATTGCGTGATCTGCGAAAAAAGTGTCACCTTCTATTTGATCGAATGTGGAAAAGCAATGAAGTGAGCAGGTCGGGCGCTTATATTTGGCTGCAGGGAGCAATGAACCTGCCCAGTGAAAAAGCGCACATCGGTATGTTTGATGAAGAGCAGTGTAAAAAGCTCCTTCACGTTTTGAAGGAAAAGCGTATTGCTGACTTAAAACAAAAAGGCCGAGAGCATGCAGATCGCTTGAAAATTTCTGAATAACTTACAAAACTAAACCATTAAACAAAGGAGTTTTCCTGTTATGAACTTAAAAGAATTAGCTGCCAAAATGGCGTCCGAAGGATTTGATCCCAAAACAGCTGTTGTTGACCAGGATGATTATAATTTCCCGGATGGTGTATATGATGTCGTGGTCGAAAGCGTGGAGCACCGTGTCAGCGACAAAGGAACGGAATGGATTTCAATTGCCCTTGAAATTCTGAATGAAGGCTATGAGAAGCGAAAGTATTTCGCCAATTACTGGCTGACGGAAAAATCACTCGAGCGCACGATCAAGCGATTGTGGGCAGACGCGGAGCAGGTTTTCGGTGTTGAAATTACGATTGAAGATATCGGCAACATCGAAACAGACTTTGTTGAAAAAATGCAGTCGGCGCTTGGTATGCAGCTAGAGCTTGATCTGAAAACCAGCCGGTACAAAGATAAAAAAACGAACGAGCAGAAAGAATGGCAGAACTTTAAATTATCCGTTCAGACACCGTTTTAATCCGGAAAGGGTGATCAACCATGTTCACAGTCTATGACATTGAAGTGTTCCCGAATGACTGGATGATCGTCTTTCTGGATACGGAGACCGGCGATATTGAACGAATTCACAACGATAAAGAGGCGCTGATGAGCAAAATTCAGCGCCTTTCTTCTCAAATTTTAGTCGGCTATAACAATTATTTTTACGACGACATTATCCTGGCCGGACTGATTAAGGGAGATGGACCGTATGAACTCACGCAGAAAATCTTCCGGAAAGAGTGGATCAGCCATCGCTTAAATATGGTCACGCTGGATGTGATGCAGGAAGTGCGGCAAGGGTTATCACTGAAAGAAGCCCAGGCAAACATGGGCATGGACATCGTGGAAACACCGGTTGATTTCGAAAAGGAAGAACTGACTCCGGAAGAAGTAGAGCGTGTCTTTCAATACTGCGAAAATGACGTTCGGACCACGGCGAATCTGTTCCAGAAGCGGGAAGCCTACTTCACATCGAAATTTGAAATTGTCGATACGTTTAAACTGCAGGTGTCAGCTGTGAAGAAGACACGAGCCTCTTTATCAGCAGCCGTACTAAAAGCGAAAAAGCCAATGAAAAAAAACGGATGGAATGCGAATCCGGACGATCGTCTTCATCTGACATTTGACAAGCGGCTGAAATTAATGGAACTTCCGGCTGAAATCGTTGAGTTTTATAAAAATATCGAAATGGCCTTCAATCATGGTGAAAAACCGGAGGTGCTGGAGAAAGAAAAACTGGACGTAGAAATCAGCGGCGTGCCGCACACATTCGGTTTCGGGGGACTGCACGGGGCGCGGGAGAATTTTAAGCATGAAGGCGATATGCTGCAGATCGATGTTTCGTCTTTTTATCCGGCGCTGATGATTAATAACGGATTTATCAGCCGGCGGGCCAAATCGCCAGAACTGTTTCGACAACTATACCAGGACCGGCTGAGATTAAAGGGTGTCAAAGACCCGAAGCAGGAAGTATACAAAATCGTGCTCAACGCCACGTTTGGCGCGTCAAAGAACGCCTTCAATGATTTATATGATCCGCGGCAGTTTAACCAGACCACGATGAACGGCCAACTGATTATGACACATTTACTTCTTCTGCTTCAGCCGTTTTGTGAGCTGATTCAGTCGAATACCGACGGAATTATCGTTTCGTATGACAGGGAGATGCGCGGCATGATCGATGAAGTCGTGAAACGCTTCGGTGTTCATTATGAATTGACGCTCGATGTGGATGAGGTCGCGAAAATCGCCCAGCGCGACGTGAACAATTATGTGGTCCAGTTTGCGGATGGATCCATTAAAACGAAAGGTTGCTTTCGCCAGCATGAAGACGGCGACTGGGAGAGAAACTCATTCGCCATCGCCGACAAAGCGCTCACTGATTTTTATATGTACGGGACGCCGGTGCAAAAAACAGTTATCGATTCTTTCAAGACAGGCAGGCTGGATCTGTTTCAGATCGTCACAAAAACAGGCAAGTTTGACGGCATGGTGTGGGAGCGCAATGGTCAAATGGAGCCAATTCAAAAAGTCAATCGCCTGTTTGCGTCAACGGACCGATCAAGCGGTAGCGTGTATAAAGTGAGAAATACATCCGGGACTGACAAGCTTCATAAAGTGGCCGGGGCCCCTGAAAAGGCATTGGTGTGGAATGAAGCGATTGATGCATTAAATAAGAGATTCATTGATTTGAACTGGTATGTCAAAACGATACAAGGAATGATTTTTTGAAAAGGATGGTGTGTTGATGTGGAAGCAGCAAAAGTAATTTCAGAAGCGCGGCTGATCGATGGAGAAATGATGACGATTGAAGATATTCTTGAGAAAAAAGGGTCATTGATGGGCTTTTTCGCAAAGAAATATTCGATACCTGGAAAGCGTGTCGGGTTGGATCGGGACGACATAATGAGTCTGATAAGAGAAGCACTTCTAACGGCTTTTGATGAATATCAGCCAGAGGCAGGTTTTAAGTTTTCAACCATTTGGGGCATAAGTGTACGAAATAAGGTTTTCTTGGAAATTCGTAAAAATGAAAAGTTGTATATGCCTCATCATGCTTACGTAATGGCGATTGAAGTCAAGTCCAGTCTTGATGAAAACGTGACGGTTGAAAAGCTCGTTTCAAAACATAAATGTGCTCCCCGAACAGCGAAGGCGGTCCTTCGCCATGTAAGAGCACACTATGATTCATTAGATGAACCGATCGCCGGCAGTGAAGGTTTGACCGTCGAAAATTTACTTTCAACTGATGATGACGAGTCCTCAATTATAGTACGTGACTTTTTGAGTCATTTGTCAGGCGAACTTTTGTTAATTTTAAATTATCGATATCAGGGCAAAACGTATAGAGAAATTGGCGTAATCATTAATAAAAGCCGGTCCTATGTGTATGAAAAAGTGAAGGAGTTAAAAGAGCTTTGGCTGGAGTATGAACAGGAAGAGGTTACTCAATAAGCATATGAAGGGTTGCTCGGCTGCGTCCCTTTTATGACGAATTTGAATCAAAATATGTGGAAACGAGGTTTATTAAATGGATGAAGTTAAAAAGTGTGACCATCGAGAAGCTATTAAAATGCTTTTCAAAGGTGCGTATGTGTTCACTAGAACAGAAAACCATATCTATCAATACCGAAAAGGATGTCGCAAGTGTAATAAGGCGATGAAAGACGGTAATTTCTGTAGTCAATGCGGAAGTAAATTAACTGAAAAGATGAATGTGCGAGTGGGTACAGAAGTAACGAATTTTCGCCTGCGTTACTTCGGCGATGAACTTTACATGGAGACAATGGGTCCGAAAGAAAGATTCTTCGGCGAGCGTAAGAAGTGTACATTCACACTCGAATTCTTCATGAAACAAAAACATTGGAGTTGGATTTGGTAATAATCAATCCGACCATTATGCGGCGCAGAAGACATAGATGAAATAATAATATTCGACGAAAAAAAGGGATAAATTATTATTTTATTTATATGAGGCCGACATTGGTCCCTTAGACAAGGAGCAATGCCGACCTCAATGAATGTGCCGTCCATGAACAGTCCATGACGGCTAAAATATTTTGTTTTGTGAATCCCTAACCCATTTTTTGAGTTTTTTGATCAGACGTTTCTTCCATCGTTTCTTAAGCTTTTTGGTGCTTTTTTTAATTATTTTCGATAACTTCTTGATTCTGTTCAAAACAGTTTTTGTAATAATGACAAGTACAACTAAAATGTCCATTGTTTCATCCTCCTTTTATATAAGAGGACGGACATTCATTGAGATTGCCTAAGAAACTGTTAGAAACTGTCTATTCAGGATTTTATCACAGAAGAAAGGAGGGAACAATCGTTAATGGGCCAATCTAACAAAAAATCTTCTATTCTTAAATACATCGAACTGGACGGCAAAGTGCCGAAACACTCTTTTGATATTTTTAGCACCGATCACACCAATTACAAAGACGCCGGCGTAATCTTAAACACGAAATTGGTCGTTGTGGATTTCGACGAACGGTCAAAGGCTGCGGATGTCATCTTCGACACGTATCCGACGTTAAAAGTACATACGTCCCGCGGCTTTCACCTGTGGTATAAGCGCCCGACGACGGAGCAGATCAGCACACCCATCCGGAACTATACCGGGAAGCTCACGGTTGGCGGTGTAAAAGTTGATTATAAGACCGGTACCAAGTCACAGGCGACGATTAAACAGAATGGACAGCTGCGGAAGATGGAAAACGATCATCTATTGTACGATTTAGATTCTCTTCCGGAGCTGCCATTGCTTCTGTGGCCGTCCAAATTAAAACATGACCTGTTGGGTCTCAAAGAACATCAGGGACGAAATTCAGCCCTATACAGTCATTTGCTGACATCTGCCGAACAATATGCACTGGATAAAGAGACACTTGAGACATTAGCGGGATTCATCGATCATTACGTGTTCGCGGATCCGATGGGTGACGAAGCCATGACTGTTCTTCAGTCTGTGCTCGAGAAAAAGCCGGTCAAGAAAAAAGAAAAATATCTCGATGCCAAAGACATGGTCATGACCAGTGAAGTGCTGACCGAACGCCTCGACATCCATTATTATTCCGGCCGGCTTTTCTTCAAACAAAAAGACCGGTATATCACCGATGACAATAAACTGCTGCGGGAAATTGACCAGCACATTCAGCTGAAGCCATCGAATCATAAGCAGCTGCTTGACCTGTTTAAAATCAAGGCATCGCTCGTGGAAGACGGGGATTTTCCGGTGATGCTTCCAGGTGGGTATGTCATTGATGAAGGCGAAGTCATTCAGATTGATGCCGGCTTCACGCCATACTTTCTCGATGCCCGGTACGATGAGCAGGCGTATGACAAAGACGTGGATGATTTTCTTAATTTCTTAGCGAAAGGCAGGAAAGATTTAAGGACCGTTATCGAAGAAATGCTTGGCCACATTCTCATGACGAAAGGATTTCCACATAAAGTGTTTTTTCTTTATGGCCCGAGTGCCTATAACGGAAAATCGACTTTCATCAAAATGGTCAAACGCTTCACAGACAGCCTTCACACCGGCGTGCCACTCGACAAATTCGACGATGACACATCCATATACAGCCTGGTCGGAAAGCTTGTAAACATTGCCGATGATATTAATGCTTCATACCTGGACAAGTCATCAAATTTCAAGACGCTGGCATCCGGGGATCCGGTCATGGTCCGACCGATATATTCGGCAGCCACGATGGTCGAAAATCGTGCGACACTCGTGTTTACTTGTAACGAGATGCCCATGTTCCGGGATAAGTCCGGGGGCGTGGCCAGACGGATCGTTGTCATTCCATGCGATAACAAAGTGACCAAGAAAGACATTCACATCGACGAAAAGCTGTCTACGGTCAATGCAAAGTCCTATCTGTTACGCCTGGCATTGGAAGGCGCTGCCCGTATCCGTGGGAACGGCGGTCACTTGACGGAATCCGAAACGATCAACCAGCAGACGGAGGAATATTTCATTTCATCGGACAGTGCCCTTTCTTTCTTGCAGAACTATGACGCGGAGATTGAAGGGAAAAAAACACGCGATATTTATGCAATGTATGTGGCTTATTGTGAGGATGAAGGCCTGAAAGCGTCCGGCAGCACCGAGTTCGGCCGGCGAATGAAGAAGGCTGGTTGGGAGTCAAAGCAAAAGAAAATTGATGGGAAAAATGTACGTATTTATGCAAGGGATCAAAGTGAGGAGTAACAGATAAGGTACCGGGATGCACCTTAATATTTGTTACCTTAATCAAACACAGTATTTTCAAGGGTTGAGCACGTTTTTTCTAAAATTAAAGGTAACAGATGTATTTTTCGATCTGTTACCGTAACAAACCCTTATTATATATAGTTTTATCTCTTATTTATTTTTTAAGTAACAAATAATAATAGATATTAGTATAAAAAACAAAAAAAAAGAAGAAGAGATAAAAAAAGAAAAATATAAAAAGGATGAGCAAAATATCTGTTACCTGCTACCGGATCGTGTTGAAGCGCTGATATAAAAGGATTTTGAGGTAGCAAAAGAACTGTTACGATCCTGTTACTACATTTGTTACCGACATAAAAAAAGAAAGGGCGTGCTGAAACATGGAGATTATGAAAAACTATGCAGATCTTGTGCGGCAGATCGATGTGATCCAGCTCCAGATAGAAATGCTGCAGGTGGATCGGGATTTTTGGTACGGCCGTAATTTTGGCGTTGAAGGCAGGCTGCCATTCACTGGACGAGGCGCACAGGAATATGGCATTCAAGTGGCTGCTGAAAATACAGATCGAATTAATGTGAAAATAAATAAACTGCAGGAGCAATTGGATTTCTGCCTGCAGCTGAAAGAAGAAATGGATGACAGTATTAATGCACTGAATGGGCTGGCATATCGTATTGCCCGCATGCGCTTCATTGAAGATAAATCTTATCAGGAAATAGCCAAGGAGCTTGGCTATTCATATGGCTACATTCGTAAAGTCGTATCAAAAGCCAATAAGGAACGGCATGACCAGAATAGCCAGAGTGATCCCGATTATATCCAATAAGGAGTGAATTATGAAAGCTATCACTATTAAACAGCCGTGGGCGACACTCATTGCATTAGGAGAAAAGAGATTTGAAACACGTTCATGGCAGACAAAGTATAGAGGTCAGATTGCTATACATGCAGGCAAGTCGATTGATAAAGAGGCTTGTGAAGATACGTGGATTAAAAGCACGTTAGCGGAACATGGCATCAGATCGTATAAAGATTTGCCGACAGGCGCCGTATTAGCAATAGCGGAAATTCAAGATTGCCACAAAGTAGTTACTAACTTTTGCAATCAGATTGCCATTACAACCGGTCCTGGTATAAGCGGATTAGAAATTAAATTCGGCGACTATACAGAAGGCCGTTTTGCCTGGGAATTAGACAATATAAAAACATTACCTTCACCAGTTGATGCTAAAGGGAAATTGAGTTTGTGGGAGTGGGATCATGCCGATGAAGCAAAAAGAGGTAACAAAGAGGGAACAGCTTTATAGACAATATGCGTATATACTGTAAGTAAGCCAATGTAATAGGCTGACCCATATTGATCCAAACTGTTTCATCCTCCTTTTTCGCCCCGGCATTGGTGTCGGGGTCTTTTGTTTGTCGATATTTGTCGAGCGATTTTTGTAGGATAATTACCTTTTTCCTAGAATTATGCAGGAGAAAGGGAGAGTGAGGAAAATGATATTTACAATTGATGTATCAGAAACTATTTATACATCACACAGATTAAAAAAAGATGGAACTTTTAAGGAATTTAAAGGTGATGAACAGGATGTTCACGAAGATGATATGATCTTTGAAAGCTATTATGATGCTAAGTCCTGGGTCGATAAAACAAAGCACATTGACCTTGATGGAAAGCAAACTGAAGTTAATCCTGTAGTATCCAATTTAATGGATCCTGTAGTCTCGGTTCGTCCGCATCGAACAGGAAAGCCAATAAAGAATTTTATTACTGAAGAAGATTTGGAAAAAGTCCTAATTGAAGGTGATGATAACTATAATAATTCATTGGTGATTGACTTTAATGGGAACCTCCATTTGAAGCGATTCAATGACGCAAAACATGGCCCTTATGCTGTTCGTTTCGAAACATTCGTAGCTGGAAATGGATATGTAGGTTCGGCGAGCAGTTTAAGTCACACAGAGAACACTTACCTTAGTTTATTAGACGGTTGGTTAAGTCACCTAAAAGGGCACGATAAAGTATACAGGGATTACCCAAGTAGTAAATCTAAAGAACAGCTCTTACAGGAAATACAAATTGCTTTAAACGATTTATAATTCAAGCACCTTCACCAGAGGGTGCTTTTTCTTATGCAGTCGAGAAATCGGCGACGCTACTGGGTTGACGGGTCCTTCTGAGGGGGATGACCCTATGCGGGTCTGCGAGGCCCCGAAATTCTCCTCCATAAAATAAAAAAATTCGACTTCGGAACTTCGGAATTGAGGTGATTGATTTGTATGGGTATAAAGAACTGGGTGGCGTTGTGGTGGTATCAACAAAACAGCTGGTTGAATTGCTTGAGATTAGCGACAGGACGCTGACGGATTGGAAAAGGCAAGGATTGACGCAGCACAGTAGAGGCTGGTGGGATTTGAAGCACGTACTCAAATGGAGAGGACTCATTTACAATGATGATTCCGAAGAGAACAAGGCTGTAAATCTTCAGAAAAAGAAATTAGAAGCCGAAATTGCATTTAAGGAAGCCCAATCCGATCTTTCAAGGCTTAAAGCCGATATTGCGAATGGAAAATACATTGATAAGGAAATTGCCGAGGCAGAATTGTCTCGGTTTTTCCTTATCTTTAAAAAATCAGCTATGTCTTTGTCTCGAAAGCTGGCATCCGAAGTTGGACCTTATGTAGAACCGCTGGAAGCCAGAAGAATTGAGAAGATGCTGGCAGATACAATAAACGATGCGTTGGAACAGATGAGTGTGGACGGTGTTTATCATGCGAAAAAGAAAAGAGCATAATTGGCCGGACTTTATCAAGCAGCCCCTTCGCTATTTGAAACCGCCTGAAAATTTAACTGTAAGTGAATGGGCCGTGAAATACCGTGTTTTGGATGGAAAGTCATCGGCAATCCCTGGAAAATGGAGCAATGATGTCACTCCTTATCTTAATGACATCATGAATGAATTTAATAATGTCGAAACAGAAGAAATTGTATTCGTAAAACCGACACAGGTTGGCGGCACAGAAGCGTTGCATAATATGCTGGGCTACGTTATTATGCAAGATCCGAATCCGGCCATGATCGTCTACCCGACAGATACATTAGCGGAAAGTGTTTCGGAAAACCGGATTCAGCCGATGCTACGTGTTTCGCCGGAATTAAAAAAGAAATTCATTGAAGCGGGATCGAGCAGACTGGAATTGCAGTGCGAAGGCATGTACATCACATTGAGCGGGGCCAACTCTCCATCTTCTCTTTCCAGTAAGCCGATTCGTTTTCTTTTTCTGGATGAAGTCGATAAATATCCCGGTGCCAGCAAAAAAGAAGCAGACCCGATCAAGCTTGCCCGCGAGCGGACAAAAACGTTTCCGAACAAGAAAATTTTTCTAACGTCAACGCCAACTTTAAAAACAAATCACATCTGGAAAGCAAAAGAAAACGCGGATGTGGTGAAACATTATAAAGTTCCGTGTCCTCACTGCGGCGAATACATCGAATTGAAAATGCAAAATATTCGCTGGCCAAAAAAAGACGGCATGAGCAATGTAGACCGTGCGGAATTTGCCAATTATGTCTGTCAGGAATGTGGCTGCATCATCACCGATCAGCACAAGCCGCAAATGCTACGGTTTGGGCGGTGGGAAGTTGTTGAGAAGCGGACGGAATTCCCCCGGAAAGTCGCCTACTGGATGAATACTCTGTATTCGCCGTTTGTGCGGTTCGGTGAAATTGCGAAAGAGTATTTGACCACGAAGGATGATCCTGAAGCGTTTCAGAATTTTATTAACTCGTGGCTGGCCGAACCGTGGGAAGACACGAAAATGAAAACGAATGCTGATATGGTTATGGAAAGACAGACTGATCATGAAGAATTTGAAGTGCCGGACTGGGCGGTTATGCTGACGGGCGGTGTCGATGTGCAGGAAACGAGCCTTTATTGGACAATCCGTGCATGGGGGCCGTATTTAACGAGTCAGAACATTGCGCATGGTCAGGCGATGAGTTTCCGTGAAATCGAAAACATCATGAACGTTGAATATAAGAATCGGAGCGGCGAAGCGTTCATGGTCAATCTTTGCGGCGTCGATTCCGGCGACCAAACGGATGATGTATATGATTTTTGTGCGACAAACAGCGAATGGGCGATCCCAGTCAAAGGGGTGGCGAATAGCTATGCTCATTTTAAAATAAGCACGATCAACAAAGTTTCTTCCCGTGCTCATGGAACCCGCCTTTTACTTGTCGATGGTGGTAAGTATAAGGATATGATCGCTTCACGGCTGCAAAAAAAGAACGGACAAGGCTCTTGGATGGTGTACAAAGACTGTGACCGGGAATATGCCGAACAGGTGACTGCGGAACACCGGGTCAATGTGAAAACAAGCGGTGGGCGAAATGCTCAGCGCTGGGTACCGAAGACGACGCATGCTGACAACCATTATCTTGACTGCGAAGTATACGCTCTTGCAGCAGCAGATGTTTTGAACGTCCGGACCATTCATTTAATGCAAGAGGATGAAGATGCCGATAAAAAACCGGTTGAGCATCCACAAAATACTGATGCGATGAATTTCAATGATTCGTGGCTTGGGAAAAATAAATGGCTGTAAAATTGTAGGGGGTGATAATGAATGACATTGGAAGAACAACTGCAACAGGTGAATGAAGCGATTACGGCCATTGAAGTGGGCGGTCAAGAATACTGGATTGAAGGCCGGCGTTTAAGAAGAGCTGACTTGGATCTATTGTATAAAAGACAAAAACAGCTCCTGGCACAAATCAATTATGAAAACAATCCGGGATCAGTATTTCCAAATACATCTGTAAGTGTTTTTGACAGGAGGTAAAAAGATGGGATGGCTTGATAAAGCGATCGCACTAGTTTCACCGGAATCAGCTTATCGTCGTGAGGCATGGCGGAAAGCGTACGAAGAAATTCGAAACTATGACGCCGGCGCAAATGATCATCTAAATGCCGGGTGGCGTGTAGTGAATGCGACCGCCGAACAAACAGATAGCGTTTATCGAGAAACAATTAGGGCAAGAGCGCGTGATCTTGAACGTAATTCGGATATTCAGGAAAGTATTGTTGGTGCTTTTGAGCGAAACGTCGTCGGCAATGGATTTAAGCTACAGGCGAAAACAACTGATGAAGAGCTGAACGAAACGATTGAAAAACTCTGGAAAGAATGGTGCAAACCTCGAAACTGTGACGTGACAGCCCAACAAAGCTTTAATGAAATGTGCCGCATGTCCGTTCGACGAAAGAAAGTCGATGGCGGTATCTTTATAATCAAGCGGTATACGCGAGGCGGTATTGTTCCTTTCACCTTGCAGCTGCGGGAAGTGGATGATTTAGACACGATGCAGCAAAGTAGAAGCGGGAGAATCATTAACGGCATCGAGTACAATGAATTTAATAGACCGATTGCCTATTATTTTAAAAACTATGACATTCATGGTTTCTATTCCGGAAAATCAGACCGGATCGAAGCGGATGATGTCATTTTTTTATGGAACAAAAAGCGTCCGTCTCAAATTCGTGAAATGTCGGAAATGTCCCCGACGATCAGTCGAATCCGCGACACAAATTCATACATGGAAGCCGTGAGCGTGAAAGAACGGGTTGCGGCCTGCTTGTCTGTTTTTATTAAGCGGCAAGATCCGACAACAGGCGGAATTGGGCGGCAGGGCAGATCAGGAACGACTGCTGCTGGATATGAAGGCAAAACACTCAGTCCAGGAATGATCATGGAATTGAATCCGGGCGACGATGTTGTAGCCGTGAATCCACCGGCTCAAGGAGCAAGCGCCGCTGATTTTGTCCGCCTGCAGCAACGATTGACCGGGAGCGGGCAGGGGATTTCATATGAAGCTACAGCTCGTGACATGTCACAAGTCAATTACAGCAGTGCCCGCCAGGGATTGCTGGAAGACTTCAAAACGTACCAAATTGAACAACAGTATTTAATTGACCACATGCTTTCCGAAATATATGAAACGTTTTTGATTTCCGCTGTTTTGAGCGGTGCAATTTCCATCAAAGATTTTTGGAGCAATAAAAATGAATACTTGAACCATGAATGGGTATCACCTGGAATGAAGTGGATTGATCCTATAAAAGAAGCAAATGCCAATAAAGTGTCGCTTGAAACGAATCAGACGACGCTTGCTGAAATCGCTGCATCTGCTGGCCACGACTGGAAGGAGGTGGTGGATCAGCGGGCGAGAGAAATTGACTACATGAAAAAGAAGGGGGTGATTGAGGATGACGAAGGATAAGGTAATGCAGCTAAATCGTGATGCCGCCATTGATTTTCGGGCGGTCGATGAAGTAAAAAGGCAAGTTGAATTGAGTTTTTCTTCTGAAGAACCATATGAGCGATGGTTCGGACTTGAAATTTTAAGTCATTCAGAAGGGTCAATGGATTTATCCCGCCTCAATGAAATTGGATGCCTGCTGTATAACCATTCACGAGACAAAGTGATCGGCCGCATCGATAAAGCATGGACGGAAAATGGACGCGGTAAAGCGCTTGTCACATTCGATGAGGATGCGGACAGCGATGTAATTTATCAAAAAGTTAAAAGCGGCACATTAAAGGGTGTCAGCGTCGGCTATCGCGTTGATAGCTGGGAAGAAGTCGCGGCAGGAAAAACATCCAGCGATGGTCGTTTTACTGGTCCATGCAGCATTGCGCTGAAATGGCTGCCGTTTGAAATTTCGGTCGTGTCCATCCCGGCAGATGCAACGGTCGGCGTCGGCAGAGAGATGGAGATTCCGTTTTCGAATACTTCTGCTCCAGCGGAGCGTTCGGAACCAAAATCTATTTATTTTAAACAATTGCAGTTAAACAATAATTTTATTGGAGGTTTCCAAGATGAATCTTAAAGAAAAATTAGCACGCCAGAAAGCTATTCTTGATAAAGCAAAAGCAGAACAACGTGATTTATCAGCTGAAGAGCAGCGCGAATTTGATCAGTTGCAGACGGCCATCGAAGCGATGCGGGACGCTGAACCCGATCAGCAGCAACAAAAATCGGGTCCAATCAACGTAGAAGATATTCAGCGCCAGGCGATGGAAGTGGAGCGTCAGCGTACGCTTGATATCGGCAATCTGTGCCGCAGCTTTGGTTATGATGCAGATGAATATATTAAATCCGGCAAAACAATTGATGAGGTTCGGGCGCTCATCCTTGAAAAACAGATTCAGGAAAAAGCACCGTCAAGCGTTGGAGTTATTCGGGATGAAGGAGACAAATTCCGTGATGCCGCACGTGATGGCTTGGCCCTTCGCGTAGGACTAGATGTTGAAAAGCCGGTGGGTGGCGCGAATGATTTTCGCAATATGTCACTGCGCGAATTGGCAATTGAGTCCCTTCGCCTGGAAGGCGTGGCAAACGCTTCTCGTCTCAGCAATGATGATATTCTACGCCAGTATATGACACCGACAAGCTTATTTACCGGTATCATGGACCAAACGGCGCGCACAGTTTTTGAAAAAGCATACACAGATGCTCAGACAACATATCAAATTTGGACAAAGAGAGGCACATTGCGCGACTTCCGTCCGACTAAAACATATACAGTGGGTACTGCCGGCGAGCTATTACAGGTGCCGGAAAACGGTGAATTGAAGCACGATATGGTCAATGCGGAAGAAGGACCACAACGCCAGCTTCTTACATTCGGCCGTCAATTTTCTATGTCTCGTCAAGCGTTCATTAATGACGATGTTGATTTTATTTCGACAATGCCGGCTCTTTATGCTCAATCAGCTCGTCTGGGTATTAATCGTCTTGTGTATCAGCTTCTTGCAAAGAACCCTGCGATTTGGGATGGTAAACAGCTATTCCATGCGGAGCACGGTAACATTTCAGGTGTTGCGTCTGCACCAAATGTAGAATCCGTGTCTGATATGCGTATTAAAATGCGGAATCAAAAAGCCGTGGGCGGAGACGTAAAAATGAACATTCCGGCACGGTTCATGATTGTACCGACTGCTTTAGAAACAGTAGCGGGTCAATTTATCGGTTCTACTGTGGACCCCGCTCAAACGAATCCGAATATCAAAAATCCATTCTTTAACTCTTTTACAATCGTCAGCGATGCGGAATTGGATGATGCGACGGCCAATGGCGGAAAAGAATGGTATCTCACTTCTGACCAATTGCGCAGCCCGATTCAAGTAGATTTCTTAAACGGAGTCGACATGCCGACCATTGTGATGAAACAGCCGCCAGCTGGACAGCTCGGTTACATGTGGGATATTTACATTGACTACGGTGTTACGATTGTCGATTACAAAACAGCTGTTAAAAACAACGGCGCTGTATAATTAACGAAAGGTGGAAAGTAAAATGTTAAATAATCCTAAAACAAGTTACATTCATCGCGGCGAAACGATTGATTATAAAAATAATGGTACTGCTGAAATTAAATCAAACGATGTCGTTGGCCTTGCAACACGCATTGGTGTGGCAGGGTGCGACATTCCTGTTGGATCCGCCGGTAGTGTACATGTTATTGGAGTGTTTGATTTACCGGCTGTGACAACAGAAGCATTTACAGTGGGACAAGCTGTATATTGGGATGGAACAGCTCTTAGTTCAAATGCTACGGGTACTGTTCCAGCTGGGTGGATTATAGAAGCAAAAGCAGCGGCTGGAGCTGTTGCTCGATTGAAAATCGGATAAAGGGGTGAGCTCATGAAGATTCTTAAGGCAATACAGCCAGTCTTTATTAACGGTGTTGTAATTGATCCGGGTGAAAAATTCTCATGTGATGAAACTCTTGCTGAAAAATTCATTGAAAGTAAAGCAGCGAAATCAATTGTTGAAAAAGATAAAGCAGATTCACAAAAAAACGAACTTCTTTCTTTGACAAAAGAAGAATTGTTAAAAATCGTTGAAGAAAAGGGTATTGAAGGTGTTTCTCAAAATACCAAAAAAGAAGATATTGTCGATACAATACTTCATTTTGGTGAGTCGCAATGAATTTTAAAGAACAGCTTCAGCAAGATTTAAAGATTTTTTTGAATACTGCTGAATTTGCGGATATTCACACGATTGATGGCGTAGCAACGCCAGCACTTATCGATACAGACTTATTGAGAGAACGATCGGACAATGAACATGCGGACGGCGTGTTTTTTTCCAGGATCGTTCTTTTTGTTGAAACAAGTGTACTGGGATATCAGCCAATTGTAGGTAATTCGCTGAATGTTGACGGTGATTTATATTTCGTTCTTAAATGCGCAGATGTAGACGGACTGTATCGTATAGAACTGGGGGCGAATGAGTCATGATCACATTGACGGTTGAACAGTTAGAAAAGGCACGTGCGGCATTAATTGAAGTACCAAACGGATTGCCAAAAGCAGTTATGCGGGCAGTAAATCGATCTGCACAAAGTGCCCGGACGGAAGCAGGTCGTGCTGCAAGGCAGGAATACCACATCAAACAAGCGGACGTTACATCGACTATCCGCATTCATCGTGCAAGCATGGGGGATTTCGGGGCATCGGTTGTATCAAAAGGCTCCGTTATTCCTTTAATTAAGTTCCGGGTAAACCCGAAAGCACCAAATCCAAAACGAAAACGACCGATTACGGCTCGTGTAAAAAAAGGCGGTGGCGGACCGATACCTGGCGCATTTGTTGCACAGATGAGAAGCGGCTACATTGGTGTTTTTAGCCGTGTTGGTAAGCCGCGTCTGCCTATTGAGCAGTTGTATGGGCCATCCATTCCTCAGATGCTTGGCAGTGATACAGTTTCTGCTTGGGTAGAAAACAAAGCATATGATACGCTGCAGAAACGTCTGGATCATGAAATCAGCCGTCTTGTGGGAGGGGCGTCATGACCATTAATGGATTGGTTGATGAATTAGTCGTTTTTCTTGAAAAAGTTGTGAAAGAATATGATTTAAACACAAACGTTGAAGGCTTAACAAAAGCGCCAAAGGTTGCAGCAGGCTTCTTGGGTGAAAAACAAAAAAGGATTCAGAGCGGTGATCCTTTGCCTGATTTCCCGTATATTTTAGTTCGTTTTTTAACATCCGAAATTAATAAAAAACAAAAAACTGGTAAAGTTCGAATCTTAGCAGGTACGTATTCCGAAGACACAAAAGAAGGATGGCGTTACGTGGCAAATGTTTTGACTCGTGTAGAAATGAAACTGTTGAATAGACCATCATTTGGTGCTTTCACACTTGATACGGATCAACCTATAAAAACGACGCTTCCTGAAGAGCAACCTTTTCCCGAATGGGTCGGTTGGATAGAAGTGTCGTTTTTAATGCCGCGCATTCAAATTGAAGATGCAAAATTAAGAGGAGGGCAATTCGATGACGAATTCTGGAACGGATTCTCAAGTTAATCAAGTAGATAAAAAATCAGAAGCAACAGATACAAACTCAAAAACACCTAAAAAGCCTGTTGAAAAAAGACAAAATGTAAAAAGGAATGAACAAGAATCTCTTATTTATTGCGGGCCCAATCTGCCGAATAATATGCTCCAGCGTTACGCAGTGTTCATTGACGGGATTCCGGAGTATTTAAAAGATGAAGTGACAAAATGTGAAGAAATCAAGATGTTGTTAGTTCCTGTGGAGAAATTTGCGGGAATTGAACAAAAAATCGGACAGAATGGAACAGTTGAAAATGCTCGATTTAAAGCGGTCTTAAAATATTTAAAAGAACAGGCGGTGTAATAAATGACCTATAATCATGGGATCCGAACGACAGAGAGAAGCACATCCGTAAGCACGGTGGCTACCGTGGTTGCTGGTTTACCGGTTGTCATCGGTACAGCACCAATTCATTTAGCAGAAACACTTCCATCCATTTATGAGCCAATCTTAGTTTATACAAAATCAGAAGCTATAGCTAAACTTGGTTATTCGGATGAATGGGGTAAATTCACGCTTTGCGAGTTTATGAAGTCACACTTTGATTTATTTGAAGTGGCCCCCGTTGTATTTATTAATACACTTAATCCGGAAACGCATACAACAACCGTTACCGACGGGGCAACTGTTGCGGAAAATGGAGTGTATAAAATTAATCAAAGCGGTGTTTTACTCAATACAGTTACGGTCAAAGCGGGGACAACTGCAGCTGTAGAAGGTACAGATTATGTATTGTCTTTTGATGATGCCGGATACGCTATCATTACACCGATTACGGGGGGTGCTTTAACGTCAGCTGCTGCAGTAACCGCGTCTTACAGCTATTTAAATACTACTCTTGTTACAGATGCAGATATTATCGGAGGAACCAACAGCACAACAGGACAAGCTACCGGATTGGAACTTATCAATAGTGTATTTCCTAAATTCAGACTTGTTCCAGGACAGATTTTAGCACCGGGATTCAGTCAAAAACCATCAATAGCTGCCGTCATGGCAGCAAAAGCAACGAATATTAACTCTGTTTTCAAAGCGGTGACATTAAATGATGCCGATACAGAAGCCGCAGCAGTTTATACGGCTGTTCCGCAGTGGAAAAACGATAACAATTATTCGGCTCCTGCTCAATTTGTGTTTTGGCCAAAAGTGAAAATGGACGCGGACATTTACCACCTATCGACGCAAGCCGCGGCTGTTAGTTGTTTGACGGATGCTGTTAATGGTGACATTCCATTCGTGAGTCCGTCTAACAAACCGATTAAAGCGGTGGATACCGTACTGAAAAACGGACAATCCGTCACTTTAGATTTGCCAAAAGCGAATTACTTAAATGGTCAAGGTATCGTCACAGCGCTGAATTTTGTTGGTGGATGGAAGTTATGGGGGAATCGAACAGCAGCATATCCAGCTAGTGGCGATGTAAAGGATAACTTTATACCTTTACGCCGCATGTTCAACTGGGTAAACAACACAATTATTCTTACGTTTTGGGAAAAGGTTGATAACCCGTCAAATCGGACTCTAATTGACAATGTAGTAGATACATTGAACATTTGGCTTAACGGTCTTTCTGCCCGCGGAGCTCTATTGGGCGGTCGTGTGGAATTTAGACAAAGCGAAAATCCAACGACGGATCTGGTAAATGGAAAAGTGCGGCTGAATGTATTTATCGCATCTCCGACTCCGGCAGAGGATCTTGAATTTATTCTTGAGTTCGATATGTCTTATTTAGGAACTTTATTTAATTAAGGAGGAATAGTACATGGGAGTAAATACAATACCGGAACGTCTCATTCAGGCGCGGGTATATATTGATGAAAATATTGATACTAGAGCCTTGGCAGATGTCACGCTTCCTAATTTTCAAAACATGACGGAGACGGTAAGAGGTATCGGTATACTTGGAGAAGTGGACACCCCAACGATTGGTCACTTTCAAAGCATGCAGCTACAACTGTCATGGCGATCAATTGTAAAAGAACTATGGATGCTTCTTGGTCAAAATGTCCATAGTTTTGATATTCGTGCAGCATTACAAGTCAATGACGCAGCTACTGGCAAAGTTGGCGTATCGAAGTTGCGTGTTGTGGTTCGCGGTACAACGAAAAATCTTGAGCCCGGTAAGCTTGAAACGTCAACCCCAACCGAAGGAACAACGGAAGTAGAGACCGTCTATATTAAAATCGAACAGGACGGAGAGACGCTGATAGAGCTTGATAAATACAACTATAAATTTATCGTTGACGGCGTTGACCAGTTCGCAGAAGTTCGTCAGGCATTAGGTTTATAAGAAAGGGGAGATTTTACATGACAGTTGTGAAATTACGTAACGCAATTGAAATCGATGGAAAGGAAATTAAAGAAATTAATTTACCTTTGGAAAATCTTACAGGTAAGGATGTTTTGGATGCTGATCGTGAAGTTCGTTCAAAAGGATTCGGGGGAATCGATCCTCTTTACACACAAGAGGGTCTTTCAATTTTAGCGGCGAAAGCGGCTAAAATGATTCCGGATGATCTGGAACGTTTATCTATGTTTGACTTCATGGAAGTAACCGGACAGGTTGCACTTTTTTTAGTGAGATCGGAATCTCCAAGCCAGGAGATCTCCACGAATACCGAAAACTGATTTTGAAGGTGGCACGAGTAAATTATTCGCCACCTTCTTTCTTTTTATCAATGCCGTTTGAAGAATTGGAATTGTGGCTTGATGCCACAATTGAAGCATCGAAGGAGTTGAGTCCGAATGGCTAAAAAGGTTTTTGAAATAAGTTTTAATATTGCTGGCAGCCTGGCTGGCTCCTTCCGTTCAGCTTTCTCAAGCGCAAATAAGGAATTAAGCCGGCTTAATGATACGACTAAAAATTTAAAATCTGGTCTGCGAGACCTGGACAGAGCTTATAAAAACGGCTCTATTTCAGCCTCGCGGTACCAGTCTACACACGCGCGTTTAACTAAAAACATGGAACGCGCAGCGCAGGCTCAAAGTCGTATGGCCGAAGCGCAGAGCCGTCGACAACAACTTCAAAGAGATAGTAGTGAGGTTCGAGGTCAAATTGTTGATACAGCGGCTGTGGCAACCCCTTTAGTAATTGCCACGAAAACGGCTATGGATTTTGAAACGCAGATGCTCGGTGTCGCGAAGCAAGTAGAGGGGGCACGAGATGGCAATGGAAAACTGACATCCACCTATTATGAAATGCGCGATGAAGTCTTTAAGATGGGTCGTGAAATGGGTGTAGCGAATGGCGAACTTGCTCAGCTAATGGCTTTCTCAGCAAAAATGGGCGTTCCTAAAAACGAATTAGTCGGCTTTACAAAAATTGTTGCAAATCTCGGCGAAGCGTTTGAGATGGCACCTGAAGAAATCGGTACATCTATGGGGAAGCTGGCCAACACATTTAGTATAAAGCCTTCTGAAATTGGCGGTCTTGGCGATATCATCAACTATTTAGATGATAAAACACTAGCGAGCGGCCGCGGAATCGTCGAAACAATGATGCGGATATCCGGTCAGGGTAAAGCATTAAATATGACTGAGAAACAAGTAGCTGCACTCTCCAGTACGTTTCTATCACTCGGTAAAACGGAAGAGGTTGCAGGTACCGCCGGTGTTGCGTTGATGCGTGAGTTAGCATTAGCGAAAGAACAACCGGTGCGCTTTCAAACAGCCATTGAAAAGTTAGGCATGACCTCAGAAGAAGTTTCTAAAGGTATGGCTACAGATGCGCAAAGCACCATTCTCAAGGTTCTCGATTCGATCAAGAAGCTTGATCGTGAAACACAAACGTCTGTTTTAACTGGATTGTTCGGCAAGGAATACGGCGATGATGTTGCTGTTCTTGTCGGCGGACTTGAGGAATATCGAAAGCACTTAAAGCTTGTGGATGCAGAAGAAGCGAAGGGTTCCTCTCAGCGTGAGGCAGATGCTCGTAATCAAACTAGCAATGCTCAATTGCAAATGCTGAAAAACTCTGGAACAGAAGCAGCCGTTAAAATTGGTGATGTTGTACTGCCAACTTTAAATGAGGGCATGTCGGCTACAGCCGACTTCACAACGAAACTCGCGGATATGGCAGCTAAATATCCGGATGCCACAAAAGCGATTGTCGGGACCGGAGCCGCACTGGTGGCCGCGCGATTAGGTTTTCTTGGTTTGAAATTTGCTGTCAATACCGCGATTTCTCCTTTATTGGCAGCAAAAGAATTGCTTGCTAAAGGCAGGGTCAACGCGGCAAATCGGGCAGGTAAGAAATCACTGAAGAATATACCGAAAGGGCCGGGACCGGGTGGTGGAGGAGGTACTGCACCAATACCAACAAAAAAAGCACCTGTTGTTCAGTCCGGTGTTCCGAAAAACAGCGCTAAGGGTAATGTAGTCCCTTTCCCGCAAAAAGGAGCCAAGATACAGGCAACAGCAAACAAAAGTTTATTAAAATCTTCCGGAAAATTAGCGAAGTTCGGGGGTGTTTTAGGGAAAGTAGCCCTTCCATTAACACTTGCAAGCGAAGCTTATTCCATTGCTAAATCGAATGACAAAGTAAAAGCTACCGCTCAATCTGCAACAGGGCTTGCTGGAGGATGGGGCGGGGCTAAGGTAGGAGCGGCACTTGGTACAATGCTCGCTCCTGGAGTCGGTACGATACTGGGTGGTTTGGCGGGTGGTGCTGTTGGTTACCTAGGCGGTAAGTTTTTAGGAGGAAAAGCCGTCGATGCGGCCCGAAGTAGTAGTGCGAATACTCAAATAGCATCAGGTGCAGGAAAAGTAGAAACAGCCGGTCTGGATTCAGCAATAAAACAAGCAGTGGCACAGGCTAAAATAGTGGCCGGTAATCTTACCATCCTTGCTTCCATTACGGCTCAATCTTCCGGCTGGGTTGTAGGTGCCTTTTATGGGTTACAAGGTAGTGGCCAAAATCTGAACTCAAGTATGTCTATTCTCGCTTCCATTACAGCTCAAGCCAGTGGATGGATGGTCGGAACATTTTATGGTTTACAGGCACACGGCATGAATTTAAATAGTAGCTTATCCATTCTTGCTTCTATTTCTGCTCAGGCTTCTGGATGGGTGGTCGGTACGTTCTACGGATTACAAGCACACGGCATGAATTTAAATTCAAGCATGTCTATTCTGGCAACGATCACAGCACAAGCAAGCGGCTGGATGGTAGGAGCGATTTTTCCACTTACTGCAGCGGGAAATATGGTTCGAGGAAATTTATCCATTCTCGCTTCTATCGCTGGTCAGGCATCGGGTTGGGTCGCATCGATTAATGGTATTCAATCAGGTGCAGCTGCCGTGAAATCAGCGCTTAACTCGTTGGCTGCCCGAATCGCTTCTGTTCCGACACCAAGTGTATCAGCATCGGTTGGTGGAGCGAAGCCGAAAAAATATGCTCGCGGTGGCATTGCAAGGAGCCCGCATGTAGGGATGGTTGCAGAGGCAGGTTATGACGAGGCGAACATCCCGATCAGGAAGCGGGATCCGCGCGCTCTAAGTTTATGGAAAGAAACCGGAAGACTCATTGGTGCTGGTTCTTTATTTGAGAAAGGCGGTAAGATTTCGGCCGCATCATCAGGTGGAGATTCATTCACCTATGCGCCGGTCATTAGCGGTGTGAGTGAGCGCGAAGTTGAACCAATTCTTAAAAGAGAGAGAGCCAATTTTGAACGTGATATGAAGAAATATAAGCGGAACAAAGAAAGGTTGTCGTTCAAATGAAACAATACACGACAATAAAAGGCGATACATGGTCAAGAGTTGCGTATAAAGAGCTTGGGAGCGAGTATTTATTCCCCTTGCTGCTGGACGAAAATCAAAAATTTAGAGATTTTCTAATTTTTCCGCCTGGTATCACTTTAAATATACCGGATATCGTTGATGTTGAAACGGTAGATAATCCGCCGTGGATGAATGATATTGTTGAAGAGGATGAGGAAGAACCTTCAGGAGTCGATAACGATGTTGGGGCGTAGAACAACACTCGGGCTCCGCTATCTTAATCAAACAATTGATCAATATATCCACCCCTTTTTAAAAGAATGGGTCATAACTGACAATTTAAGTGGAGAAGCGGACAGCATTGACATTTTCCTCGAAAACAGCCGAAAGCTTTGGCAAGGAGCATGGCGGCCGGAGCAGGGAGCAGTACTTGTTGCGAATATTAACCTGCTCTATTGGAATGGCGACGTAAAGATTGAAAAGAAACCGATGGGGCAGTTTGAAATTGACGAATTTGAGATAGATCCAACAGGATTCCGCATGGGTGCCATCACTTTGCCGCCTACATCCAAATTGAGAGAGCGTCATCACCGTGCTTGGGAGAAAACGAGACTTGAAACCATAATGGAAGATATTGCGAAGGTGAACGGATTAAAACTTTACTATCAAACCGACGATAGCCCGGAAATTGAACGGGAGGAACAGTCCGGTGAAACGGATATCGAGTATTTAAAAAAAATAACGGAAGATGCCGGTTTAACGCTGAAAATCAGCAGAAATACGATCGTTGTTATTGATGAAGCGAAACTAGAAAAAGCAGTAGCACAAAGGACTATTAATGCAAAAGATGTAAATTTAAAAGATTTTTCTCTTGATGAGTCACTATCCAAGCAATACCGGGCGGCTAAAGTCACATATAAAAATCCCAAGAGTAAAAAGACCATCAGGCATACCTTTGTCCCACCAAAGGCCATTAGGGCTGGCCGGACATTAGTGATTAATGAAGAGGTGAAAAATACGGCAGAAGCAATGCGTTTAACAAAAAAACGCTTGCGGGCGGCGAATAAGGAAGCTTGTACGGGCTCGTTCCTTTTCGCTGGAATTCGCGGCTACTATGCCGGTATGACGGTTAATGTAAAAGGATATGGAAAATTCGATGGGAAATACATTGTTACAAAGGTTCGGTACTCTTTCTCTGCTGAAAACGGAACGGAAACATATATTGAAGTTCGTCGATGCCTGGAGGGATATTAAAGATGAAAGATATTATTCGCGTCGGAACAGTTTCTTCTATATCAGGATCAACCGCTCGTATAACCTATGATGATCGAGAGAATGCAGTCAGTTCAGAACTGCCGATCGTTCAGCGGGGCGATGTCTTTCAGTTGATGGTCGGTGATCAGGTACTTGTTGTTTATTTGCCTAACAGTAAAGGTGAAGGTTTTATAATCGGGAAAGTATGAGGTGGTGAGGAATGGGTGTAATCGGAAGTTTTTTAGGAGTTGTGTTTGAAGTATCTTCCGCAAAAGTTTTAACATTAGATGACTTCGAGCGGTTCGGTTCGGCAAACTGGCAGGAACATAAAATTGTGTCACGAAAGTCTATCCTAGAATTTATGGGGGCAGATCTTGAGAAAATCAAATTTATTATTCGCTTATCTGCATCGCTTGGCGCTAATCCATCAGCAGAAATTCTGAGATTACGCCGGGCAAAAAATGACGGCATCACATCTAAATTTATAATGAGTAACGCATCCATCAGTGCCTCTAACTGGGCAATAGACGAAATAAACGAAATTTACCGAATCCGTGATAATGAAGGACGGCTCATATCGGCGGATATTGAGTTGTTATTAATAGAGTATCCCATTCTATATAAGCCGCCACAGAAGGTAAAAGCTTCGTCGATAAAATCCAAACCAACAAACGCATCGAAAAAAGGGGCGATCGGAAAAGTAACTATTAAAGCACCACTCAACTTAAGGAGCGGGCCTTCTTTAAAATCGAAAATCGTTCGCGTTTTAAGGAAAGGACAATCATATAAAGTATATGGCAGTAAAAAGACCGACATTACATGGTATGCGTTAGGCGGGGGCGTGTATTGTTCGGCAAATACAAAATATGTAAAGTTTGAAAAGGTGTGAGTGTAGATGGAACTTAAACCTTTTGAAATATCATCAGAGATTAACTGGGGAGCAACGGGAGAAGAGGCAGCTAAGCAAAATGTCCGCTTTCTCTTGTCTGTTTGGCAAACGGAATGTGTCTTAGATCAAGAGCTTGGATTGTCAGGGGAAACTGTGGATGCTCCGATAAACAATACAGTCGAGGCATTGATTTCTAGCGAAATTATTCAACTGATTGAATCCCGCGAACCTTATTTTCGGGTGCAGCATGTCAAATATGAGAAGAATGAAATAAATGGACAACTCATTCCAGTGGTAAAGGTGATGAAAGCGGATGGTACGGTTTAATCTTCCGGATGTGCAGTTTGTAGATAAAGATGTAGATGAAATTGAAACAGAGATTGTTGCGGAAGTGGAGTCTAAAATGAGTATTTCACTGTCACAAGCAGATCCACGGAGACAGGTTGTTAAAGCGATCGCATACGCGTTTTCTCTTATGTTTAATAAAATCGACTACACAGCGAAACAGACGACTTTGGCTTATGCCGAAGACGATTTTTTGGATATTAAAGGAGCTGATAAAAACGTGCCACGTCTGGAACCAATTGCAGCAACAAGCGTTTTCCGGTTTGAAGTCAATCCGATTGCGACAATGGTCATTCCCGCGGGGTATCAGATATCGGCCGAAAATGACAGTACGATTATTTTTCAAACGACAGAGTCTGTGACGGTGGATTCTGCAGCCACTCAGATCGACCTTACATTGACTTGTACTCAAAAAGGTGTGATCGGTAACGATTTCCTTCCTGGGCAAATATCTAATGCTGTTAAACCGCTCTCGTTTGTATCCAAAGTGTATAACATCACTACTTCATCGGGCGGCGCTGACTTAGAGGACAATGATCCTTATGCAGAGCGTATTCGATTGTCGAATGAACGTTACAGTACAGCAGGACCAGACGAAGCGTATATTTATCACGCGAAATCGGCAAATCAGTTAATCGTCGATGTAGCTGTTGATTCGCCGTCGGATGGCGTAGTTAGGATCGTACCGCTCATGGCAAATGGGGAAATACCGAACCAGGCAGTTTTAGATCAAGTGAGCGAAAAGTGCAGCGCTAAGAAGGTGAGACCGCTAACGGATAAAGTTCAAGTCGTCGCACCTGAATTAGTCCCTTACACAATTACTTTGGAATATTTCATTTCTTCTGAAAAGGAGAGTATGACTGAATCCATTCAAGCATCCGTACAAAAAGCGGTTGAAGAGTATCGTATATGGCAAAAAAGCAAATTAGGCAGAGGGATTGATTCTGGTGAGCTCATTGCTCTTGTTAAAGAAGCGGGAGCCTCACGTGTGAACCTTACGGCTCCTGTTGGATATACCGCATTGTCAAGAATACAAGTTGCATCAGACACAACAGTGACTGTCACATATGGGGGGTTAACAGATGACTAATTCTTTAGAAAATATCGATCTGAAAAAGCTGCTGCCGACTGCGTTAAAAAATGATACTTTCACTGTTGCTCTTGCGGATGCGCTTAATACGCAATTAAAAGATGCGTTGCAACGGACGGATATAGTTGATCCTAAAAAAACCATTCCGGCGCATCTCCTTGATTTTGTTGCGTACGAAAATCATGTTGATTTTTATGAACCGTCTTTACCAGAAGTGGTTAAAAGGGAACTCATCGCAAAATCAGATTATCTGCATGAAATAAAAGGGACGCCTGCCGCTGTGGAAGAACTGATCACAACCATATTCGGTGAGGGATTGGTAGAGGAATGGTTTGATTATGATGGACTCCCTTATCATTTCCGTGTGGTCACAAATAACGATGAGGTAACGAATGAACGAGCTCATTCCTTTATTAAAGCCCTAAATACCGTGAAAAATCGCCGCTCTGTCCTGGACAACGTGATTATTCGTCAAACAGAGCACATGGGTAATTATTTCGGCGGTGTCGTCCATATTGGTGAGAATATATTAATTAAGTAGGTGATGAGATGAGTGCTTTTGGCGGCATTATTTTTACAAATCGAGGGAAGAATTTAATGTCAAAGGCATTAGCAGGAGTGCAGCTGAACTTCACTCGAATGGCTGTCGGTGATGGAACTTTAGGAAGCAGTTCTATCTTGGCCCTGAATGCGTTAAAAAGAGAAATCAAATCTCTTCCCATCGCAAAATTAAAAACTACTCCTTTTGGAAAAACAACGGTCGGATCTTTTTTACGAAATGCAGACCTAACAGAAGGATTTTATTTTAGAGAAATGGGGATTTTTGCCAACGATCCAGATCAAGGCGAAATCCTTTTTTGTTATGCAAACGCTGGTGATTTAGCTGAATATATTCCGCCGGGTACCGGTACCGATGTGATAGAAAAGAATATAGATGTACAGATAACAACCGATAATGTAGCGAATATAACGGCCGTGATCGATGAATCACTCGTCTTTATTTCAACACGAGAGAAAGGTACGGCCGAAGGTGTTGCAACCCTAGATGTGAATGGAAGGGTGCCAATTACACAACTAAGAAATTTACAAGAAGAAGACGAAGCCCGCCAAACCGAAAACATCGGCTATGGAGTACAGTCCGGTTTAAACACAACAGCTTCAGCCACGCCGGATATGAATGTGCAAGTCCAGCCCGGTGTTATTTACATGCCGGACGGGAAACGGTTTGCCTATACTGCTGCGGCAACAATTACTGTAACAGCCGCGGACTCAACCAATCCGCGTGAGGACATTATTTTTATCAACGAGAGTGGCGTCATCGAGTATATAGCCGGCACACCTGCCGCAACACCGACCGAACCTGCTTTACCTGCCGGAGCGATGCATTTATCTACGGTGCCTGTCCCGGCCGGTGCAACGGCAATTGATCAGAGTATGATCATCGATAAGCGGAAAATGCTTAGAAGCCTGCCCGAACTTGACCAGGAAGTTACGACGCATAAGTCCGATACTGTGTCGCACGTAACACAAGTCGATAAGGAAAAATGGAATGCGGCTTCTCCGAAGTCGCACGATTTAGAAATACGCTATTGGATGTGGACGATT